AACCTTGGTGGCGATGAACTTTATTCAAGCCCAACTTATTCACTGCCTCGCAGAGCGATGGAATTACTTGACCCAACTAGCTTGCCTGGTATTGCCTAATGACTGTTTCAACTATCTTTCCAACAATGATCACCAAGGTCATCGCAGGTCTTGGCGCAGCAACTTCCTTGTCTGGAGTTCGGATATTTGATGGGGCTGAAGTTGATGAGTCTTACCCTGGCAATGCAATTGCTATTGGCCATGATGGATCATTTGGTGAGAGTGAAATGCAGATTGGCTCAGTCAACAATACGCCATTGGATTTCACCGATGTTCATCAAGAAGATGGTGTAATCAATTGCTCACTTTGGGCGCAATCAGGTTCGGTCGGTTTTTCCGCGCTACGAACTAGCGCCTTCGCACTACTTTCGGCGGTTGATACTGTCATTCGTAGTGATTCAACTTTCGGGGGAACTTGTTTCTATGCAATTTTAGGAACACATTCAGTCAATTATCGTCAAACCGCTTTTGGCTCTGCCGTAGTAATTGACTTTTCGATCGCCTATCAAGCTCAATCATAAGGAGAAAAATGGCATATACAATCACATCAGATCGCCTTGATTGCGCGAAAGCAGAGGGCGATTCAATAACCAGCGAAGAATTGTTAGCAATGGGAGCAAACATTGATGCTCTTGTGGCTGGCGGTCATATATCAGACAAATCAAATCCAGCACCGGCAAAAGCATCAGCACCGGCATCAGCACCAGAAGGAGCAAACTAAATGGCTAAAATTGTCCTAACCGATGCGAAAGTGACCATCAACTCGGTCATTCTTTCGGATCATATTTCCAACATAACAATTGACACAAAAGATGACATTGTTGAAACCACAGGATTCGGCTCAACTGCTGCAAAGACTCGCGTTGCCGGTCTTGCTGACAACTCAGTGACTTTGGACTTCATGCAAGATTACGCTTCTGCAAATGTCGAAGCGACCATCTATCCTTTGATTGGATCAACAACCACAATTGTTGTTCAACCAACATCTTCATCAGTATCAACCACAAACCCAACTTACACATTCACCGCACTTGTCTCAGAGTGGCAACCACTCAAGGGACAAATTGGATCACTAGCCACCGCATCGGTGACTTGGCCAATTAGCGGAGCGATCACAAAGGCGACTGCATAACATGGCAAAATTAGTTCTTACAAACGCATCCGTCACAATTGGCGGCATTGATCTTTCAGACCACATCAACAACATCACTTTGGATACAAAGTACGATATTGTTGAAACAACAGCGTTTGGCGATACTGCCAAGAAGCGTGTTGCTGGATTAGCCGATAACTCAATCTCACTTGATTTCATGCAGGATTATGCGGCGGCGCAAGTTGAAGCAACTATCTATCCATTGCTTGGAACTGCTGCGACTATCGTTATCAAGCCTGTTGCCGGAACCACAACAACAACCAATCCGCAATACACAGTTTCAGCTCTTATCTCAGAGTGGCAACCACTCAAGGGACAAATCGGAGCGTTGGCAACTGCCAGCGTTACTTGGCCTGTATCTGGCGCAATTACAAAAGCAACTTCCTAACAACTAACAAAGGGGAAAAATAATGGATGGATTATCAATCAGAATCAAGCTCGCCGATGGCACAGAGAACACTTATGTTCTACGGCCAAGAATAATCGTTGAGTTTGAACAGAAGTTCGGCAAGGGGTTTGCCAAATTACTTGGCGATGAACAAAAGTTGGAATACATCTATTACCTTGGTTGGGCAGCGCTCAAAGCCAATGGTCATGTTTTGAAGCCTTTTGGTCTTGACTTCCTTGACACTGTTGAATCCTGTGAAATCATCACAGACCCAAATTCAGAATCCACCGCAACAGCCTAACTTACACAGTTGCGGTACTTGCGGTGGAGTTGGGCATCTCACCAGGGGAATTGCTCGATGCTCCTGATGGAGTAATTGAAGCAATAACGGCTTACCTACAAGAGAAAAACAAAAGTCGGGAGTAGTTGTGGCCAATCGCGTTGTTTTTGTTGGCGTTGAACAGACTTTGAAAGATTTGAAAAAGTTTGACAAGGATGCTGTTTCAAAATTTACCAAGACAATCAATAAGGCGTTGGCTTTGGCTAAGACTGAAGCCAAATCTTATATTCCCGATGAACCACCTTTGAGCGGATGGTCAAGAACACCTTCGGCAAATCCTAGAAAAAGCGTTCGCAATGGTCGAGGTTTCCCTGCTTGGGAACCTGGTCTAATGAGAGCAGGGGTTGTTGCATCTCGCGCCCAAGGCAAAGTTAGGAAAAAAGATTACACAACTAGCGCCGGCGCTTTGATCAACAAAACTCCTGCTGGAGTGGTCTTTGAGTTAGCCGGTCGCAAGCCTGGCGGTGGGTCAACTGCTTCTGGAACAAATTTCAAAAAAGTTTTATCTGATAGAAATTCATCCGCTTCTCGCGTAGTTTGGCGAGCGGTTGATCGCAATCGCGACAAGATAGAAAAAGATTTTGCAAGGGCATTGCTTGAGGCACAAAATACTTTGCAAATTGCTCTTGAATCTAACAAGTAGGAGAGGAAACAAATGGCAAAAGGCGCGGTAGTCGCAAGAATTGTTTCCGAATACTCCGACAAAGGCACTAGGGCTGCCACTAAAGATTTTCAAAAATTAGGCAAAGATAGTCATGGTCTTGGCAAACAATTTGAAGACCTTGGCAAGAAATTAGCCAAGGCTTTTGCTGTTGTTGAAATAGCCAAATTTGCTTATTCAACAATCAAAACTGCCGAAGCGGTCAATGGCGCGTTCTCTAAAATGAACATTGCCTTTGCAAACACTGGCTCTATTCTAAATTCAAATAGTCCAGCCGTTCAAAGCGCAGTGGACAAGATGACCAGCCTTGCTTTTACTTCTGCCGATACCGCAGATGCACTAGCTCGTGGCGCAACCATATTCCATAGCGCCGGTGCTGCTATGAATAACATGGGTCTTGCTGCTGACATTGCTCGCACAAGTGGCATGAGTCTTGGCGATGCAATGGTTCTACTTGGCAAAGCCGCCGAAGGAAAAGTTGCCAAACCTCTTGCCGCCCTTGGTGTTGTTATGCCAAAGGTTGGGACAAATGCTCAAAAGTTCAAGATCATCACCGATCAACTTACTGCCTCTCTCAAAGGTCAAGCTGAGGCTTATGCCCAGACTCATCCAATTGAAGCGATGAAGGCAAAGTTTGAGGAACTTACAAACAGCCTTGGTCAATTACTTTTGCCGGTATTCAATGCGGTAGTGAAATTCCTTGACACGATGTTGATTCCGATCATGGTCAAGTTCATCAACTTTATTCGTCAAAATCCAAAATACATTCAGCCATTGGCTAATGTTTGGGCTTTGATCGTCAATATATTAGCCAAAGTCGGAGTCGTAGTTCTTCGCACTGGCGCTCACTTTGCACAAGTGCTTTCAGTTATCGCTCAAGTTGTGCGCGGAATTGGTTATATCACCGGCAGCAAAGAGCTAAAAGACTGGGGCAAGAGCGCCGCCGATGGCCTTGGCAATGCCGCAAAAGGCATGACTGCCGCCGCCGATAAATTAGACAAGTTCCACATGAACGCGGTCAAGTTGAAGGTCACTTCGCCAATTGTGGTCAAGAGTCTGAAAGATATTGCTAAACAGACTGATTTGACCGCAACAGCCACCGGCAAATTGACGGCTGAGCAAATCAAAGTTTTGGCCGCATTGAAGGATTTGAAAGTAACTCCTACAACTTCAACCGACCCAATCGAACTTGAAGCCGCTCGTTTGAATTTACTCAAGCAACAAAACATCGAGGCGCAATCTGGCCTTGACAAGTTGATTGCTAATTATGAAGCAATGATGAAAAACAATGTCGAAGCACAACGCTATTCCGACATTCTTGGCGTTATTTCTGACAACAAAATTTCAGTTGAAGAAGTTCAAATCCTTGCGGCTAAATGGGGAATTAGCAAAGAAGCCGTTGTTCAATACATTGGCAAAATCTTTGATATTCCACAACTTATGGACCCAACCGAAGCCGCTCGCCTTGGCTTCAAGGGAATGCTTGACCTGCTTGATCAAGTAATTGCCAAGATGAAATTGGTCGGTGCGGGAAGCACAAGTGCCGCGACCCAAACTCCATTTCAGCAAGCCGTTACTGCTGCAACAAATTCAAATGCTAATAAAGCCAAACTTGCCGGTGTTGATATATTGGGTGGAACTTTCAGTGGAGGATCAGCTTCTTCTTCTGGTTACAATCCACTTTCGGGAATGTTGCCAACACCAGGGCTAACTCCTTACAATCCTTTGTCTGGAATGGTGGCCTCTTACGGCACATCGCAATTCGCCGCTAACAATGCTTCGACAACATCTTCAAACGCGCCTAGCACCGCCGGAACTACAACTGTCAATCTCAATGTCGATGGCCACACAATTGCCACCGCCGTCTTGCCATCAGTCACGCAAGGAATTTTGCAGAATCAAATCTCTGGCAAGTCCATTGTCTATTCTGGATTCGCGGTCTAAATGGCAGTCACAGGAGTTCCGCAACTTGGCTGCGTAATTGATTTCACCAACGGCGCTGCCTTCGTCTCAACCTCTTTTACTTTGGATGATACAACCAAAGGAAAGTTAGGCACAGGACAATTGGCAGATGCCGATGACTCAGTTGATGTCGGCTCGATTGTCTTGCAAGTTAGCGTTCGCCGAGGTCGAAATCGTATCCTTGACAAGTTCGAGGCTGGCACTGCCACAGTCATTTTGCAAGATGCCACCGGTTATTTTGACCCTAGCAATGTTTCCTCGCCTTACTATGGCAAATTGATTCCGCTTCGCAAAATCCGCATCTTTGCCGATTACAACGGCGTTCGCTACGCGCTTTTCTATGGGTTCATCCAATCCTATACAACGCACTTTGCCATCGGCAATGAGGATTTCTCATCGGTAACTTTGGAATGCGTTGACGGCTTTCGCCTTCTCAACAATGTTGCCTTCACAACTTTGCCAACGGCAGCCGCCGGTGATCTCTCTAGCGCTCGCGTTACTCAGTTATTGGATTTGGCAACTTGGCCAACTTCGGCAAGAGCCATTGACACTGGCTCATCTACAATGCAAGCCGATCCAGGCACAGCCAATCGCAACTTGCTTGATGCCATTCAACTTGTCGCAGACAAGTCTGAATTCGGCGGTTTCTATATCAACGCCGATGGTCAAGCCGTCTTTCTATCTCGCGCCACTTTAGAGAGTAGAACTTCACAGACTCCTGTTGTATTCAAGGATGATGGGACTGCGATTGACTATCAGGGAATTGAAGTTCTCCATGACGATGTTCTTGTCTTGAATGATGTCAAAGTCAATCGACTTGGTGGCTCAGTTCAGGAAGTTCAAGATGCGACAAGTCAAGGAACTTACTTTGTCCACACTGGCGTTCGCGCCGATATTTTGGTGCAAAGTGATTCAGAAGCTCTTAGCCAAGCCCAGATGCTTCTTGCAACTCGCAAAGATGCTTCGATTCGTATTTCCTCACTTTCGCTCAATGTTTTTGATGCAACGCCTTCATCTAGCGCTCGCGTTATTGCTGGCCTAAATACCGACATTTTTGATGTCATTCAAGTTACCAAAACCATGCCTGGCGCTGGATCGTTGACTAAAACGCTCTTGGTTCAAGGTGTGCAATATGACATAACCAAGCGTTCATTCATTACAAAACTACTTACAAATGAACCATCAATTTCGGGTTTTGTTCTCAATAACACCCTAACAGGGGTTCTTGATTCAAATGCTGGGTTACTTAGTTACTAAATAAAAGGAGCAACAAATGGCGGGTGGCTATAAGCTATTTTCAACCGGCGAAGTTCTAACGGCGGCAAATGT